AGAGATCTTCATAAATGTCCAGTTTGCTCTCTAAAACTGCTAATTTACCAAGACCAAATGCCATGATCAGACATTGCGGATAGCAAAATCAAGTGCTGCCTGATAAGTTCCTGCGTCTTTATTGAGCATGTATTGAAACTGTTGCTTGTGGGTGTCATCCAACTGAGCGTAGCAAGCAGCAATACGCTTAGCAGAGAAATTATCGATGTTTTGGACACTGCCGTCACCAAACTGTACCTTTGCGAATGATCCTTCGCCCTGTGGGTTTAGTTCAGAAGTTGCAACGTCAAGTGCAACCTGTACAACATCTTGATTTTCCATCATAACATTACCTTCAAATTCAACAGAGTTTTTTTGTAGTTTCTTGGTCTGATCTCCTGCCTTCTTCTTGAAGTCAGCGAGACGTGCCTTCATCAGAGTGTCCATTTCCTTGGACTTGTCCATCATTTTGGACTTTGCTTCTTTTTTCTTGACCTGAAGTTCTTTTTGACGCTTCAGTTTTTTACCTTGGGCAATAGACTTTTGCGCCCTCTCAGTCTCAGAGGAGACAGCTTCAGTTACGTTTGTTTCTTCTTTCATTTTTCTGCGTTGGATACGGTCGAAGAGAGAGCGAGCGCCTTTGGTGCGCCCATCTACTTTATCTTGATTACCCTTCTTATACTTACGATGTTGTCTGGGATTCACCATGACAAAAGCGGGTGGTAACTGGAGACCAGAACCATCACCAGCACTATTAATCATTTCATTTAAATTAGGTTCAGTTCTTTCAGACATTCCTGGTCAACTTCGTTGTTTAAATTGGGTGGTAATCTATTTAGAAAAAGCATAAATGCCTTTATAATAGACCAATTCGTTGCTTCCACTTTAAAAAATAAGAGTGGCGTAGCAGCGTCATCAAATACATTATACAATACAATCACATGATTTAAAATCAGATGAGTTTTGAGTTCTCCCGTCGTCTCGTATCTTTTTATCAGTCGTTTGATGTATTTGAAGCGTTTGATGTCTTCCTCAAAGTCTGAATAAGTTACGGACGACGGGTTGTTATAATTTTGAATAGCAAAGAATAACCAATTTTCATGGTCCAGTTCACTTATATTCATCTAAATCATGCGTAAGTTAGGGTGCCAGTAGCAGAGATAACTTCTTCAGCACCAGCAGTAGAAGTCAACTTAACACGGAACTTGTAACCATCCCAGTCTGCCTTAGCAGCACCAGTGATTGCAAGAGTGTCAGTGTTAGAACCACTGAATACGCCAGCGTCGGTAACGTTGGTCCAGCGAGTTCCAGTTGGAGTTTGACGCTGCCACTGGAAGAGAAGTGATCCAGTAGATGCACTTGCAGTGATAGAGAATGCAGTTGCACTGGTGTAAGGATCAGCAGCACCAGTTACACTAGCGACATCAGTGCCGATAGTGATTGCAGATGCAACGTCAGCAGCGATAGCGTCATCCGAGTCAGCAGTATTAGCAGGAGCACTCTTGAATGCTGCTAGATGCTGTGCCTTGTGACGAGTAGCACCAGAAGCATCAGTGTATGAAGTATACTGCCACCAACCAGGAGCGTTCAAACCACGCTCGGTATTCTCAGCGAGGGTTGCCTCAACTTTATCGATGAAAACAACTCTTGACTGAATAGCAGCATTACCTTCAGCACCAGCGGTAGCATTGCTGTTACCATCATGTGCTACGAGCGTACCGTCAGATTCGTACTTCTTAACGGAAGCCTTCTCAGTTGTGTTTAGAACTTTGATTGATTGTGCTTGCGTTTCAGCACGACTATACAAGGACATGGATACGTACTCCAGTTGATAAACTAATTTTCCTAAAATTTATTTATATTCTCAGGCTTCTTCGCGCTTCTGAATTGCCTGTTCGACAACTGCGAGCAGTTTATCATCCATGTCTGTCTTGGTTAGTTTGACTGCCTTGCCAAGAATGACTAAGCAGATCTCTACTAGCTTCTCACCAAGTTCCTCATCATCAGGAAGTTTGGCAACAGCGTCAGAAATAATTTTGGATGCGAGTGGGAGAAGAAATGCGAGCATGATTTGATCCTCAAATGAGCTCTACTATTTATTTCTTCTCTTTCTTTTTCTCTGGAAGTCCTTTATGTTTTGTGGATGCAAAATCCTTAACATCCTTTTTCTTCATGCTGGAAGCAACTTTGGCAACCTCAGGCGATGACGCACCCTCACCCTTCTGAGCAGCTCGGACCATACCCATGAATTTCTGTTGCTTTTTGGACACTGCTTTCTCAGCAATGACAAGATCAGGATGTCTTGCGTACAAGGGTCCTTCATAGTTTCCAGCAAATACAGACTCATTGGTGGGTTTAGTAGTCATGCCCTTTTGTCCATCATTGAACGTGGGCATGACTTCTACGTTACCACTCTTTTTCTTAGACTTGCGTGTCTTAGATCTACATTCACATTCCTCTTGGAACTGTTTAAATGTTATCATTTTTTCTTCTTGCCCATTGCAATAATCTTGCTGACTTTCTTGCGACGTGCATGGAGGTACTTGTCAGACTTGTCCACATCACCATCATTGTCGATGTCACTATCTTCTTTGCCGACTGGATCTAGTTTTTTCTTTTCATCTAGAACCTCAGCATTCTTAGCATAGTTGACAACGTGCTCATGATACTCCTGAAGGATGATCTCTAGTCCCTCAACAGGAACGTTTCTAAGAACTTCACCTTGCTCACTGACTAGATCGTAATGAGTTACGGTGCCGTCTTCGAGCATGGTGTGCTGCTCAGGAATGCAGAAGTATTCTCTGCCTTCTTTCTTGACTTTCTTAGCACAGTTGTGCTTCTTCACCATCTTACCGTCTTTGCCTTTCTCAAAGTATTCCTTGAGATGATATCCTTTGTTGTCGCAATGGCTGCAACCTTCACCTTTACACTCAGGACACTTAACTTTTCCTTCTGCAGTATATTCTACTTCTTCTTTCTTAGCAGTCTTTGCTGCTTTCTTGAAAGCATCTTTAGCAGGGTAGTCTTCGCTGCCTGGTTTTGCAGGTGCTTCACCACGCTTTCTCTTAGCATGGATGTTTGCATATAGTCCCTTCTTTTCTTCCAGTTCTTCACCTTCGTGGGTGATTTCATCACCTGCTTTGACACAGTTGTCAACCGTCTTACCGCCCTTCTTCTTAGTGCCAGCGAGTTTGTATCCTTTCCAACAAGCCTTACCGTCTAGACCCTTTGCCTTCTCGATGACATATGTTTCACCATCAATCTCATATTCTTCACGCTCAACTTCAGTGTTGATGTCGAGTTGTCTTTCAGGAGTCTCTTTCTTAGCACTCTTCTTTTTCTTGGTGGTGTCATCAATTTCAGCACCATGAGATTGAGGCATCATTCCGTCGAATGGTGCTTCCTTGATAGTATTAGGAGTCTGGAAACACTCTCCACCCATCCATCTACCATAAGATTCCATCAATCCCGATGAAAACTCATCGTTATTCTCAACGTTGTTGACTGGTTTAGGATACTTCATTTCTACAAACGGTCTTATCAGTTAGTATTTATAGCTCTAATATTCTTCATCCATTCACGGAACATCTTTCCGTCCTCTGTGATGACAATAGCATAGTTACCACCAACTCTATGGATAGTTCCTCTATCACCTGTGCGAGATGACATAACAAAGTCTCCTTCTTCAAATACACCGTGCTGTCTTTGTTGTTGACGCAGTGCTTCTTCTCGTAGTTTCTTAAAGTCTTTCATTTATTTCCTGTAGGTAAAACTAACCCAGCACGAACGTCATGCATTAGTTCTAGTTTCTGATCAATAGACAGAGTATTTGGTATGCCGCTCATGAAAGCAGTTGTTTCCAAATCCTGTGCTGCCTTTCTCATCTTCGTTCCAGACATACCCTCTGCCCCATCAGCATCAGGATCTCTAGCACCAGCAGAGATTACTTCAATACTCCTAAAACAAAATATAGTTTCACCACTTTTATCTGGCACACAATTATATTGATTTAGTTTCTCTGTATAACTATCCACTCTATCAGATCCTGCAACCATATACAAGTGGGTGTAGTCTTTCATATACAACCACGTTGCAGCATGTAAAAATGTTACTACACTTTTATCAACAACGAAGTTTCTTTCATACTGAGGGAACATCTTTTTAAGATAGTCCATCTTAGTATCATATAATAACGGATTAGAACTCTTATTGTCAAACCTTGTTTTCTTATGTGATTGACTAGCAAACATGTAAGCATCAGCTTTGTATGTTCTAGCAGCTCTAGCAACTGCATCGAACACTTTTGCGTGTCCAATCGTAGGTGGTTGAAATCTACCAAAACAATACACTGCTGCCTTCATTTGCTATCTCCTGCTACCCAGTTTTTAGATACGTTGAAGTTAGCAACACTGAATGACAATCTGTCAACCAGTTTCACGGCATTGGTTCCCTCACTGATAGCGACATATCCTTCAGGTGCTGTGATCTTGTACCCATCTTCAGATCTGAGATAAGTTCCAAACTTCTCACCCTTCTCTAGTTTGCGGATGAATAGATGCTTCGCTCCTTGCAACGTAGTATATAGTGCAACTGTCTTAAGAAGTGCAGCTTTATTCTCTTGTATAAAATCCAGACCAGCATAGGTCTTCATATGTTTCGTTGCTTTTGCCTTAGGTGTCTTGACCTTGGCAGCTGCTTTCATTCCTTCTGCCTCAAAATACCTTTCAAAATCACGTACAAAGTTAGCAGCACTATTAATTCGTCGTCCCTGTCTGACATACGTATTGAAAAAGATTTTTAACCTAGGTCCTACTGTAAGTTGATCGTTTGCTTCTATTTGCTCCGCTACTTTATCTAGGAACCCACCAGCAACCCTTATCAAGGATGCACTAGCAGTTCTCATTCTTTTCAACTTTGCAACTTCCTGAGCAGTAAGTAATGTATCTTTGCCAAGAGTGTCAGTTTCTGCACTGAGAACTAAAACATTTCTGCTACTCTTCAATTTAGAAATATCATATCCAAATGATGCAGACAGTTGATCTGGTGTACTACCAGTATAAGTTGTGTGGAACACAACACCAATCTTCGCTGCGTCTGCTTTGGAATACATCTCATTATCTTCAGAGATGCAGTATGTAATTGTGTTAGGTTGGAAAGTAATGCACTGCTTTCCATCAATCTGTTCTTTCTTCTTGTCATCAGTGAAGAGCAGATCTCCTTGAGCGACTCCCTTAATACCAAGGTCAGGAAAATACTTAAGTGCTGCCTTCAGTTTCTCAACTAGTCCAGGAGCATGTCCATGGTTTCTGTCAATATCTTCGTCGGTAAAGTTTACCTTTGCTTCTTTATTGAAGACTGACTTTGTGCCAACAAAAAACTGATTGGTTCCAGGATATATTCCACAGAATATAGCAGGTGCTCCATCCCACTTGGTGGTGATCTTAAAACTACTGTTAGAAGATCCACTAAAAGTCTTGCCAAGCAAGTCTAGGAACTTGAATGCATCTGCTGCTCCTTGCTTACCATCAAGAAGGATACTGTCTTCTAAGTGTTCTAGGTGTGTGTTCTTGCTCATCAGTATACCTTTCCGAATGG